CAGCGCCACTGGTTCGCCGGGCCTCAACTTGCTGTGCAGAATCCCCTGACGAACGAACCAGCGATATTGCTCTTCAGTCATCCCCGTTAGCTGGATGATTTCGTGGTCCTGAGGCAGCAGAACAACACGATCAGAGGACTTGGGAGAGAGCATCAGCGAAGAAAAATATTGCCGGTGGATGGCATTGAGCCCACCACAGTCTGAGTCAAAACTCGACGTGGGACGTTCTGATTCACTGCATCCAGCGGGTTGCCGAGCCTCAACTGAAACCGTGAATTGTCATGGTCAAATCCAAGGATTGCGTACAGCTCCTCGCTGTACTGGTTCGTCTCATTCAACGTCTCGGGATCCAGCCATACGGTGCGTATCTGCGCCAGCCAGAACTCATCGGACGCCTGCTGAAAGACGCTCAGTGTCAGATCATTCATCGCGAAAACCAGCGATGCTGTGATGCTTCCGGCTTGCAAGTCCAGCGATCCACCGCTGAATCCAAAACCGGCAAACATGTAGTCGTCGAAGTTGTAGCTGCGCGTTTCGCCCTGGTGGAAGTTTTGGAAGGCGTAGCCGGCACTATTGCCGTCGTGCTGGAGCAGTTTGACGTAAGTCCCGATTGCCAGCATCAGCGCATACCTACCTGTCTACGTGCAGCGGGCCTGTTTTTCAGGTCGCTAAAGACTGAACCCTTGGCCTGCTGAACCGCTGCTGCAGTCATGGCCTCGCCTTGTTCAACGGTCAGATACTCAATCCCATTAACCACAGTGGTCTCCACATTTAGCTTGATTGGAGCGGGGTTGCTGAATTGACGTTCCAGCATCTGCTTGTCGAAGATTCGCTCCGTTGATGATGTGCTGGTGGCCAAGGCTGCCTGACTTTCGCTGAAGGCTTGGCTGCTGCTGTAGCTGTTGTTGGTGACGTAGTTGCGGCTGTCAGCCATCGCCTCCTGTTCGGAGACCGCGCCCTCGCCGTTGACATTTTGATTAAGGACTGCACGGGCTGCTTCGTAGTCATCGTTTGGAATGACGCGCCCGGAGACATTGGGGATGAATAGCTCGCTACCCGATTCTCCAACGATGTAAGGGCTTCCCGCAGAGACAGATCCACCAGCTGCTCTATACGAGCTAAATGATCCGCTTACGAAGTTATTTGGGTCAAATGTGCCTCCGTTAAACGAAGTATCCACAGCAGGTACACCAGCAAATCTCCTGGCAGCACCGATAGCGAGGTACTGCGCGATCATCGTCGCGGCGGTCTGAATCAACAGATTGGCAATGTTGTTCAAGAAGTCGGCAAATGCTTGCTCGGCTGTCTTCGTTCCAGCGACAACATCACGCAAGCCCTGCGTCAGGCTGGTTGCAAATGCTTCGGCAAATGGCTGCGCTGCCTGAAGCACTCGGTTGTAACGAGATTGAGCAATTTCCAACTCCTCTAGACCCATGAGTGCGTCAGAAATTGCAAGTTTTTGTGTTTTTAATCCAAGTATTTGTTGTCGCCTAAAATCAGTAACTTCCTTAGCTTCCTTCCCTCTAAACTTTGCTGCCTCTCGCTCTAGATCATTGATTTCACGCTGAATAGGTATTAGAGCAGCTGAACGCCGTTCCATCTGCTCAAGCGCTAACACTTGTTCTTGAATCTCTTGGGATGTACCGAACGGATCCTGTAGACCTAAAGCAATAGCAGCTCCCTGGTTTGTTATACCCCTTACGGTGTCCTCTGTTTCCCTATTAATGCTGTCTATCTGGGACTGCTGCGCTAACTGAATTCTGGCTCGTTCCAGTTTAAGCTCTCTTTCTTTATTGCGCATCTTTTGTCTAGATACGTCTAAAAGAGTCTGTTGAACTTGTAGATCTTTTTCAGATAAAATAATGTTTTGTTCTATAAATCCCTGCTTTCTCTCAATAAACCCTAGCTCTCTATCGATAGCTGCAACTCTACCTTTATCTAGTTCGCGGGCTTCAACAGCAACATCAATAAGGTTGACTGCAGCGCTATTAAACCTTCTTTGACGTTCGTCTAGTTCGCGAGCGGCACGTTCCCGCTCTCGTGCCTGACGTTCCAGTTCGCGTGCTTCTGCCTGCCTGGCACGTTCTTGCTCTTTTAGTTGCCGTTCAGCTTCATCTGCTTCTTCACGTTGAAGCCTTAGTAACTTTGTTCTTGCTTTAACTTGTACTTCTAAAATTCTGTTTAGTCCGTCTCCTTTTTCGATACTCTTGTCGTCGATGCCGATCTGAATTAGACGTATGGCATTTTCTTCCTCACGCTTAATTATCCTTCTTTCTAGTTCGGCTGTGACTGCAGTCTCTCCGTCAAGCTGCGCTTGAGCTAACTGCTCTTGTAGCTGCGCAACGCCTGCATCTTGGCCGGATTCAATGCGCTGTAATCTTGCAGCCGCTGTAAGTTGATCTTGATTACCGGTAGGATCAGTAAGATTGAGATATAATGCTTCTTGCACAAACTGAGCAAATTGGGCTCCAAAGAAAGTAAAAAATCGTTGAACCGCTGTGCCCAGTTTTTCTAAATCTTGGCCTGCTTGAACTGTTGCTTTGGCAAGATCATCTCCAAGTACATCACTTAATTGTTCAAACGCTGCGTCAGAGGCGGCTGCAGCCTGACCCGATTTTTCTAGATTTTGTATTAAAGTGGCTGTTTCCTTATCTAACGTCCCAATAAGCGGTGTTAGAGCTTCTACGGCACCCCCAGCACCATCCAGTGCTCTAGCCAGATTTATTGTTTTCTCTGCAAATCTGTCAAATGTGCTACCAATACCACTTCCTAAAATAGCCCCGTTAAAGTCATCTAAAATACTGCCTATAACTCCGCCTGCAATTGAGCCCGCTCCACCGCCAAACAACAGCGGGAAGCCGACAGCAGCGCCTATTCCTCCTTGGCCGGATCCTCGGCGGCTTCTACCACCCCCTCCAGCGACACCCGATCCACCGCGTTGACCTTTAAGTTGGGCATCTCTTAATCTTACGTTTACTCCTGCTATTGCATCCTCTAACTGTCTGAACTGACGGCTACCTATAACAGTAGTGTCTAGTAGATCTTGTAACTGCGCCCTAAGTACCTGTAAACCTCTAAGAGTATTTGGATTCCCTAAGAAACCAAAATCCCCTGGAGGCAACGCTCGTTGAGAACCCCCACCCAGGCCCCCTCCAGAACCGCCGCTTCCTCCAGAGCCACCGCTTCCTCCGCCTGCACCGCCTAAACGGTTTAAGTTCCGCCCAAATCCTTTGAGTAGTCTTTCGGTCTGAATTATTTTGACTTGGACTAAATCAAGACCGTCCAGTATGTACTGGAACGGATTTTGGCCTGACAGACGGGGCCGGAAATTACGGGCAGCATTTTGAAATTTAATTTGAGCCGCAATAATCTCAAACAATAAATCCCTTACTTGTTTCTCTTGTCGTATTATTGGTGCAAAGCTTACGCCTGATAATTGCTTAAATCCGACTGCCGCTCCAACAGCATTGGCTGTTAATTTTGCCGTGGCGACGTTTGCTGCCTTTAAGTAGGCAATCAGTGTTTGGACGCTTGTCGGCAGTTTTGATAGTGCTGCACTTTCAATTTTCTCTAACGTCTTATAAAGGCGCTCTGCAGCAGCAGCAGCTTTATCTAAATTCTTGTTGTTGAAGTCAAGCTTTGTCGCAGCGCGATTGACCTTATCAACAGCTGCCTCAAGTCGCTTGACCTGCTGCTCGGCCTTTGACGAATTGACGTTTAGATTGATATTGGCGTCAAACTGAGCCACAGACCGCCGTTAAAACCTTGATGTCAGTCTAGCGACGGCCTCTTTTGGCTTTTTTCATGGCCTTGTCCTGCTCTGCGTTGAGGTGGCCGAAATAGGCGCTCCAGAGCAGAAGCTCTTCCTCAGTGACTTCCTCTTGGAGGCGGCGAAGGCTCATTCCGAGTTCCTTCGCCACTCCCATGCACAGCAGCAGCCAGTTGTCCTTACTCAGGTCACTCTGCAGTGCTTTTCATGTCGGAGTCTTCCTCCTCG